AAGAACTGCGAGACAGGGCTGAGAAGGAGGATGGATGGGGTTTACTAGAGTTCAAAGCCTCTGAGACAAATGTAGTAGACGAGAATGAACTGAAGCAAGCCAAGAATGAGATGGGCGAAGACAAGTATCTTCAAGAGTTTGAGTGCAGTTTCAATTCAAGCGTTGAGGGGTCATTTTATGGAAAAATCCTCAATGAACTAGAGGAAAAGAAGCACATGCAGGAGATTCCTTACGAGGAACTAAGCCGCACCTTTACCGCTTGGGACTTGGGAATGAGCGACTCTACCTCTATCTGGGTAGCCCAATTGGTAGGCTCAGAGATCAGATTGATCGACTATTACGAGAATCATGGGGTGGGTTTAGACCATTATGTGAAGTGGATTAGGGATAACGACTACACAAAAGCAGAGCATATTCTTCCCCATGACGTAAGAGTGAGGGAATTAGGCACAGGCAAGAGCCGTATGGAAATGCTCGAAGAAGCAGGGTTACAGATCAAGATAGCCCCGAGATTAAGCCTAGACGATGGTATTCAGGCAGTAAGGCGTATGCTGCCAAGGTGCTGGTTTAATATGCCAAAGGTAGAAACAGGACTGAACTGCCTGAGAAACTACCGAAGGGAATACGATGAAAAGCGTAAGATTTTCTATGAGCGTCCTTTGCATGATTGGTCTAGTCATGGGTCGGACTCATTCCGCTACTTAGCCATTGGAATAGACGAGGGTCACTCCACATGGGATAAGCCGATTAACAAACTACCGAAATGGATTGTCTGATGTATGTACAAATGCAGGGTGCTAATCTAGCCCCAAAAGTAAAAGAACTTGAAATGCGTCTTCAAATGTTGGAAAATGTGGTAAAAGAGTTACAATCCTCACCAAGACCGAAACTTGGTCGCCCTCCAAAGGATGCACATGGAAACGAACGACTTGAAGTCGATACTACAGGCAGAAATTGATGATTCAATTGGATTCATTGAAAGCGAAACTGTCGAGCAGCGCAAACAGGCTTTGGAGGCGTATCTTAGACAACCCTATGGTAACGAAGTTGAGGGCAAGTCTCAGATCGTTACTGGCGAAGTAGCAGAAGCCATTGATGGCGCATTACCTAGCTTAGTTCGCATCTTCACAGGCTCAGATCAGATTGTTGTTTTTGAGCCACAAGGCCCACAAGACGAAGCCTCTGCCAAGCAAGCTACCGACTACTGTAACTGGGTATTTAACAGGGACAACGAAGGCGTAGCGGTTCTCCATGATTGGTTTAAAGATGCTCTCTTGCAAAAGAACGGCATCGTTAAAGCCTATTGGGAAGACAAAGAAAACATTACCAAAGAGCGTTACTTCAACCTGTCTAACGATGAGTTGGCTATGCTCATGTCTGACGACACAATGGAGATTGTCGAGCAAGACACAGAAGACTTCCCTATGTTTGACCAGATGGGTCAACCTGCGCTAGACCAGATGGGTCAGCCACTCATTAACTCTGTTCACAATGTTGTGGTGCAGCAGAAAAAGATGGTTGGTCGGGTTCGCATCGAGAACGTGCCTCCAGAGGAGTTCTTGATAAGCAAGAAGGCTAGAACGATTGCTGATAGCCCATTCGTAGCCCACAGGCAGATGTTGACTCGTAGCACTTTGGTGGCTATGGGCTTTAACAAGAAGCAAGTTGAAGGCTTGCAGATGGGTGATGCCTTGGCGTACACACCAGAGCGTGTGGCTCGTTTCTCCGCAGGTGAGCAGCCTTACCAAGTACAGACCGATGACCCCTCGATGCAAGAGATCGAGGTCTTTGAGTGCTATGTTAAGACTGATGTAAATGGCAAGGGTATTGCCTCACTCGTTCAGGTGTTCTACGCATCTAACGAGATTCTTGAGGATGAAAAAGGTAAGGAGATGGTCGAGGAAGTGGACTATGTTCCTTTCCACTCAATCTGCCCAATACCAATTCCGCACAAGTTCTTTGGTAACTCACTAGCTGACAGAACGACAGACATTCAGCTAATCAAGACTACGATTACTCGTCAGATTCTTGATAACCTGTATCTGACAAACAATGCACGAGTGGTAGCTGTTGAGGGTCAGGTAAACCTTGACGACTTGCTTACATCTACCGCAGGTGGTGTTATTCGTGCCAAGGCTATTGGTGCTGTTCAGCAATTGAGCGTTCAGAACGTAGCTACCTCTGCTTTCCCGATGCTTCAGTATCTCGATACAATGCAGTCGAAGCGTACAGGTGTGTCGGATGCTTCACAGGGTTTAGACCCATCTATCTTGCAGAACGTGACTGCTGCGGCTGTTGCTTCTATGCAACAAGCTGGCGCAGGTAAGATTGAATTGATGGCTCGAATCTTTGCTGAGACAGGTGTTAAGTCTCTGTTTAAGGGCATCTTGCATCTCCTATGTAAGTACCAAGACAAGCCTCGTTTGGTGCGTATGCGTGGACAATTCGTAGAGTTTGACCCTCGCACATGGGCTAACCAGTACGATGTAGCGATTAACGTGGGATTGGGTTCAGGCAATCGTCAAGAGCAAATGGCTATGTTGTCGATGGTTCTTGCTAAACAAGAGCAATTGATTGGTCAGTACGGCCCTGCTAATCCTTATGTCACACCAGCGCAGTATCGTTCTACTCTTGGACGCATGGTTGAGTTGGCAGGGTTTAAAGATAGTGCTGAGTTCTACAAAGCGATTACGCCAGAGCAAGATCAGCAATTGTCTAATCCTCCTCCACAACAACAGCCTCCAATGCCTCCAGAAGTTCAGGCTTTGATGGCTAGAACGCAAGCTGAGATTCAGGCTAACCAAGCCAAGGCTCAAGCTGATATTCAATTGCAACAACAGCAAATGCAGATTGACATGGAGATGGCTCAACAGAAGGCTGGTCTTGAGATGCAATTGTTGCGTGAGAAAGAAGCGGCTAAGTTGCAATTAGAGCGTGAGAAACAACAGGCTTACTTTGCTATGAAGCAACAAGAGTTTGAAGTTGAGGCTCAATTGAAAGCAATGAAGGTTGGTGCTGGAATTACCTCTAACGTGGAGATCAAGGGATGACCATAAGCGCACAAGAGCAACAAGAAGTTGCAAAGATCGCTAATGACTATTTTCTTAAAGAACTTGGTTCTCAAGAAGAAGCAGACTTAGCAATGGGTAAATTGGCTAAACTTGTGCAAGATAAAGGTGCAAAGTTAGTCCATCTTGGCAACGTGCTTTTTTTAGTTCTAGTCCGTGGTAAGGGTATTGTTGAAATTCACACTATGGGTAACGAGCCAAACCCTATGGACTTGGTAAAAGACTTTGTAGATTTAGCAAACTATCTAAAGAATATCAAAACAAAAGTTGTTTACACATACAGCGAAGACAACAAGTTTTCAAGAATAGCCAAGTTAACTGGATTACCAATTCGACAAGAGAAAAAAGTCATAAATGGTAAAGAAGTTAATGTTTACATTTTGGAGTTTTAAATGCCAGCAGTAATCCCTATTTTAGCGGTAACAGGTGCATCTGCGGCAATCGGTGGTGCTGCGGCTGCGGCAATCGGTTTAGGTACAGTCGGTGCGGTAGCGGCTACAGCCATTGGAACTGGTATCGTTGCTGGTGGCTTAACAGCCCTAGAAGGTGGCGATCTTAGTGATGTGCTTGAGTCAGCCGTTGTTGGCGGTGCAACATCCTATGTTGGTGGAAGTATTGGTGAATTTTTAGGTGGTGGTGGTGGCGCTGTTGATGCAGGTGGTTCAGCCTTAGATGCTGGCATGGATGTTTACGGAGGAACTGGAAACATTGGATTAGATGGTTTAGTTTCTCCTGTAGAAATCACAGGAACACCATCTACTAGCGGTTACTACAATGAGATTACTGGCGAGTTTATCCCTGATATAAATGGCCCATTGCAAGGCCCACTAACAGATGCAAGCGGCACAAACTACGAGTCAATGGATGGCTACTTCTATGACTCGACTACAGACACTTGGATTACACCAAACAACGAAGTAGTTACTGTTAATGACCAAGGCGAAGCCATCAATAAAGATGGAACTAGAAACTTTAACATTAAGCCATCCGATGCTTTGCGTTTAGCGGCATTAGCGGCTGGTGGTGCAGGTGCGGCTAACTTGGCTACTACCTTTGATGGTAAATATGACCTTATTCCTATCCCTGCTGATTGGAAAAGCCCTCCTCCTACAACAGTAGCGGAGTTCACGCCATTAGCACCAATTGACTTTGGCAATACTCAAATGCTTCAGGGTACGCAATGGGAACAGCTACTTAACCCTACCTACAATCAGCCAGTACCAATGGCAAACCCTGCTGTATCTACAAACCCATCAAACATGAGTTTTGAGGAACTAACAAGAATCTTAGGTAGCACTAAGGCTTCAGTACCTACACAGAATTTAACAATCAACGATGTAATTGCAGGAATACAAAGTCAATATGGACAAACACCTCAAGGCTCAATGGGCTAAGAATCTGTTAAACGATGACTTTTTCAAAGAAGTCATAGATAACTTGAAAAGTCAGCAGATTAGTGTGATAATTAACACAAATAGTTCTGACATTGGAATTAGAGAAGATTGTTATCGCTATATTAAAGCGATTGAATTGATTACAGGACACCTAGAAGGCTTAGCCTCGGAAACTTTAATCAAAGAGAAAAAGTGGAAGATTTTGTAGATTCTGTTGCGTAAAAGCAACACCGCAGTTCAGACGGATTCTGACGATTTTTGAGATGACAAATGGAAAACACCAACCCACAAGGGAGTGAAAGCCTAAATGTAAACCAAGCCGCTTCAGCGTTTGAGAGTTTAATGGGTGATTCTGACGAAGCCTCACAAGGCCAATCTGATGGACAAACAGAGCAACTAGAAGCGAGTGACGAAGTTGAACAGGAGTACGAGGAGGAATCCGAGGAAACTGTGCCTAAGCAGAGATTTAAAGTCAAAGCTGCTGGTGAGGAAATTGAAGTAGACGAAGAAGAACTCATCAAGGGCTATCAACAAGGTGCGGATTACACAAAGAAGTCTCAGGCTTTAGCTGAACAACGTAAGGCATTAGAAGCTGAACGTGGTCACTTAGAGCAAGTGAAACAAGAGCGACAAGCGTATGCCCAGAAATTACAGGCTTTGGATAGCTTCCTAAGTCAGCAAGATCGAGGCGTTAACTTAGATGTTCTAAAGGAAACAGACCCCATTGGTTATGCGGTGGCGGTAGCTGAACAGAGTCAGCGTGAGAAACAGTTAGCAGTAGTTAGGAATGAACAGCAACGCATTGCACAACAGCAACAAGCCGAGCAACAAGCCTCTCTGCAAAGCCATCTCCGTTCTGAGTCTGAGAAGTTAGCAAGTCTGATTCCTGAGTTAGCTACTGCACAGGGTGATGCGGTTCGGAAACAAATCCGTGACTATGCGAAGTCTGTTGGGTGGTCTGACCAAGAACTCAGTCAACTGTACGACAGTCGTGCTGTGGTGACTTTGTATAACGGAATGAAGTATCAGCAACTTCAAAAGAGCAAGCCAGAGGTAAACAAGAAACTTCAAGCTGCCCCTAAGATGATGCGATCAGGCACTTCAGCCCCTCCTACGAAGTCGTCACAAGATAAACAGGTAATGCAAAGGTTGCGTGATACTGGAAAAGTCACAGACGCAGCAAAAGCATTTGAACGATTCTTTTAAATTTTGGAGTATTAAATTATGGCTACCTATCAAACATACACCGCTATTGGTATGCGGGAAGACCTTTCGGATGTTATCTATTCGATTTCACCAACAGATGTTCCATTTATGTCTTCTATCGGCAAGACAAAGGCTACTGCTGTTTATCACGAGTGGCAGACTGACTCTTTGGCAGCCGCTTCTTTGACAAACTATGCTGTTGAAGGCGATACCGCTTCTGACGCTACCATGTCTCCAACCACTCGTGTTGGCAACCGCACTCAGATCGCACAGAAGACTATTAAGATTTCTGGCACTTTGCAAGCTGTTGACAAGGCTGGTCGTAAGTCTGAAAAGGCTTACCAATTGGCTAAGGCTTCTGCCGAAATCAAGCGTGACATGGAAACCTCTTTGTTGAGCAACCAAGTCGCTGCTAACGGCAATAGCTCTACTGCTCGTAAATTGGGTGGTCTGCAAGCATGGTTGGCTACCAATGGCGATTTTGGAACTAATGGCGTGGCTGGTGCTTCTGGCACTACTGCTCGTACCAACGGCACAAACCGCACTTTTACAGAAGACTTGCTGAAGACTGTTGTTAAAGAAGTTTACGCTTCTGGTGGCAATCCTAAAGTGTTGATGGTTAACCCTGCACACAAGCAGTTGGTTTCCGCTTTCACAGGTATTGCTGCACAACGCTTCATGGCCCCTGCCAATGCGCCTACAACCATCATCGGTGCTGCTGATGTCTATTTGAGCGATTTCGGTACAATTTCTGTTGTTCCTAACCGCTTTATGACTTCTACCAACTCATGCGATGAGACAGCATTTATTGTTGACCCCGACATGGCTGCTATTGCTTATCTGCGTCCTTTCCAGACCAACGAATTGGCTGTAACTGGCGACAATGAGTCTACACAACTGTTGGCTGAGTACACCTTGGAAGTTAAGAACGAAGCTGCTCACGGCATCATTGCTGACTTGACACCTTAATCTAAGGTAATACCGAAAGATGCCTCAGACTTAAACCTCTGGGGCATTTTCTTTTCTACGCAAACTGATAGAATTGGTGTATGGAAAACATTAGACAAACTGCTGTTCATGCCGATGGTGAGGGTGGCATCATTATTCAGACTCGTCAGGATGTTTCTGACATTGTTGAACAGAATAAAAAAGAATATAACTCGTATGATGAGCGATCAAGATGGTCTGACCAATTGTTTGGTAACAAGGTTGCCTCGATTCCAATGACAGTTATTGATGACCTGAATAAAGCTGGAATCATGCGTGGTTTTGCTGTTCTTGATGACAAGCGTTTTGCTCTTTGGTTAAATGACCCAATGAATCGTGCATGGCGCACTAGAACAGGAGTAGTATGAGTTTCGCAACATACTCTGATTTAAAGACCTCGATTGCAGGTTATTTGGCTAGGTCTGATCTGACTAGCCAGATTCCCGACTTTATTACATTCGCTGAGAATCGTCTGCGTAGAGAACTACGAATTCGTCAGATGCTAAAGTCTGTAACAACATCATCTGTATCTGGTGATGCAACTGTTGAGATTCCTAGCGACTTCTTGGAGATTCGTGATTTTGTCGTTATGACAAATCCTATTCAACCACTAAGTTACTCAAGCCCCTCTGCTTTGTCTAATGACCCAAGAACTTCAGAAGTTGGTGTTCCCAAGTCTTACACAATTCTTGCAAGTGAGTTCCAATTAACTCCTGCACCCGATGGTGTATATACATTGAAGATGCTTTACTTTGCTGCGCCAGCGTATCTGTCTAGCGCAAACGCTTCTAACGTATTCCTGACAACAGCACCAGATGCTTTGCTGTATGCGTCATTGGTTGAGGCAGAGCCGTACTTGATGAATGATGCTCGAATAAATACATGGGGTTCTATGTATGATCGTGCGATTTCCTCACTCACCAAGTCTGATGAATCTACGCAGTACTCTGGTGTCCCATTGGCAATGAAATTAACTACAAGGTGAATCTATGGCTGAAATGTCCAACTATCTCGAAAATGCGTTAATCAACGTAACTCTACGAGCAACAAGCTATACAGCACCTACGACTGTGTATGTGGCTCTTTATACAACTGACCCAACTGATGCTGATACTGGCACAGAGTGTTCAGGTACTTCATACGCTCGTCAGGCTGTGACCTTTGGTGCGCCTAGCAATGGTGTGACTACCAACTCTGCTGCTGTTGAGTTTCCTCAAGCTGGTGGCGCATGGGGTACGATTACACACATCGGAATCCGTGATGCTTTGACTACGGGCAACTTGCTGTATCACACACCACTAGACGCATCTAAGACTATTGCAACTGGCGATGTATTCCGCATTGCCTCTGGTTCATTGAGCGTCACATTGGCGTGAGATGGCTGATTTACTGCCTCCGTGGACGATTGATTCGCTAGACAATTTAAAGTCTAGCATTGATAACTTAACTTTATCTCTCGATAGTTCACTCTACACAACCTCAGTAACCCTATGGGATGCCTATGGGTCTGTAACTGCGTCTGCGACTACTTCTGCTAGTGCAATAAGGGTTCAGAATGGTGTAGCGGCAGTAGATGGAACGGCAACAGTAACGGCTGATGCTGTAAGGATTCAGTTTGCTAGTGCAAGCATTACAGGATCTGCAAGTGCTTCATGCGAAGGTATAAGAGTACAGTTTGGCTCTGGTGCTGTAGATGGAAATGCGACTGTTACTGCGGATGCGATCAGGGTTCAGTTTGGTGCTGGAAGTATTACTGGTAATGCTGATGTAACGGCAATTGGTACTCGTGTCCAGTTTGGCAATGCGGCTATTACTGGTACTGCCGATGTAACTGCTCTTGGTGGAATCATAGCCTTTGCTTCTGCGGCAATAACTGGTGATGCAACTGTTACTGCTGATGGCATAAGAGTACAAAATGCGGCAGGTAGCATTACTGGTAACGCAACTGTTACTGCCAATGGTGGAATCGTTGCTGATGCTAATGCAAGTATCACTTGTGATGCAGATTTTACGGCTTCTGCTTCCGCAATTTACGCAGGTGTTGCTAGTGTTACTGGTGTAACCACTATTACAGCTAAAGGTAATATTCTTGGCGATAACTGGACACCAGTACCACAGGATGCGAACACTTGGACAACTGTTTCTGGCGACTCAAATACTTGGACGACAGTATCTAGCGACACAAACACATGGACACCTGTGTCTGCCAATGACAACACATGGACAATTCAGGCTCAAGGAAGTAACACATGGCTACGACAAAACTAAACTTTGGTGAGTGGATGCCTGACCAGCCTAGCATCTCTGGTGCTTTGGTGGACGCTAAGAACGTGGTATCGCAAGCTATCGGGTATGGCCCACTTCCGACTGCGGCTACATTCTCTGCTGCTGCATCAGAAAGCCTTACTACACTTGTAGCAGGGAAAACCCCTACTAACGATACAAAGCTATTTGCTGCTGGCTCAACCAAGATATTTAGCGTAAGTGGTGTGGGTGCGGTAACGAACGTATCTAAAACTGGTGGATACACACCTAACGCTTATGCTGACAGGTTCAGGTTTACTCAGTTTGGAAATGCCATCATTGGGACTAACTTTAGTGACCCGATGCAAGTTTTTAACTTGGGTACTTCTACGGCATTTGCAGACTTGTCGGCTACTGCCCCTCTCTGTCGATATTTAACTGTAGTGCGTGACTTTGTGGTTACTGCATTTACTAGCGAATCATCTACTCTTTATCCATCTAGGGTTCGTTGGTCTGGTATCAATGATGAGACTACATGGACTGCTGACCAAGTAACTCAAGCTGACTATCAGGACATTCCTGATGGCGGTCAAATCATGGGTATTCGTGGTGGCGAAGTGGGTATTATTCTCTTGGAAAAGGGAATAAGTCGCATGAGTTATGTCGGCACTCCTTTCATTTTCCAGTTTGACACTATCTCTCGTGGCAAGGGATGTATTGCTGCGGGTTCTATTGCCCAAGTTCAAAGCGTCACTTTCTTTTTGGGTGATGATGGTTTTTACTCATGTGATGGACAGAGTGTTGTTGGTATTGGCTCAGAAAAGGTAGATCGTTGGTTCTTTGCCAATGCAGATGAAAGCCAGTTTGGGAATATGTCTGCGGCTGTAGACCCTGTTCGTAAGCTGATTATCTGGAACTTCAGAACTACCTTTGGCAATCGTCAACTTATTATTTACAACTTCAAAACCCAAAAGTGGACTTATGGCGATGCAGGTGCTGACTACGTTTCAGACGCATCTACATCAGCCTCAACCCTAGAAAACCTAGACTCTATCTCTAACAGCATTGATGCTTTGACAGTCTCTTTGGACTCTATCCTGTACATGGGCGGTAAGTACTTCTTGGGTGGCACTAATGGGGCGTATGTGGTTACTTACAATGGGGCTAACGCTACTGGAAATATCATTACTGGTGACGTAAACGCTGGTGGTAGATCAGTAGTAACCCTAGCTAAACCCTATATTGACGGAGGCTCTGCCAATGTTGCTGTAGCTTCTAGGACGCTACTGAGTGAGCAAACCTCATTCAGTACGGCTTTAGCGGCTGACTCTGATAACCGAGTATCTCTTAGGTCTAATGGTAACTTCCATCAATTACAAGTAATTCCTACTGGTAACTGGAAAACTGCTGTTTCCGTGGACGTTGAACTTCAGGGTCAGGGGATTAGATAATGTTTAGAACGCTTCCTCCGTTTGGTGGAGATCAGCGAGAGACTGCTGAGATTATCCGTGGAATCATGGATGGCAAAACCAACAATACTGGAACGCTGACTCTGGCTACTGGTGGTGCTACGACAACCACTCTCAATGATCGTAGGATAGGTGGAGACAGCGTTATTTTGTTTGCCCCTATTTCGGCTGCGGCTTTTGCTGATTCTGTTCCTTATGGGGCTTTTCAGGACTCTACAGACCAGACTGCGGCTAATACCACTACGGCTTATCCAATTACCTTTAATACAACTGACTTCTCTAATGGAGTTACGTTATCAAATAGTTCAAGGTTAAACGTAAAAAACGCAGGACTCTACAATTTACAGTTTTCCATTCAATTGAAAAACACCACAAACGATAGTCACGATGTGGATATTTGGTTTCGTAAAAATGGTACAAATATCGCCAACTCAAACAGTAGATTTCACCCTCCTGCAAGGAAAAGTTCAGGTGACCCTAGCCATATCATTGCTGCATTGAATTTCTTTATTGACATGGCTGCCAATGATTACGTTGAGATTGTGTGGAGAACTGCTGATGTTGGCGTATCTATTGAACATTATGGTACTAGCACAAGCCCAACTAGACCTGCTGTGCCATCAGTTATTGCGACTATGAATTTAATAGGTGGCTCTGGAAGTGCTACTTTTAATGGTGTTTACGCTAGTAGCCAAGGACAGGGAACGGCTACGATTACCCACTTTGCAAACTCAACTGCCGATAAGAAATACAAATATGTTGTTATTGGTTAATTTTCAATTTATAATTGATTCCATGGATGACCCATCTTGGAATCCCAAACTCTAGGAGTAAAAGATGGCGACTTCAACTACATCAAACATTGACCCAACAATTCAGCCATATTTATCGTATGGTCTGCAAGAAGCCCAAAGGCAATACCAAGCTGGTGGCCCTCAGTACTATGGTGGCCCAACTTTTGTTAGCCCCTCACAAACCACTCAAACAGGTTTACAGGCTTTAGAGCAACGTGCTTCTATGGGTAGCCCATTAACTGGTGCGGCTCAAGGTCAATTGCAAAACACCATTCAAGGTGGTTACTTACAAGGCAATCCTTTCTTTCAAGGTGCTTTTCAACCTGCGGCTCAAGCGGCTGAATCTAAATTCCTATCATCATTAGGCAACATTGGTTCTGCGGCCTCTAAAGCTGGTCGTTATGGCTCTGGTGCTATGAATACCATGACACAAGGTGCTAGTGGTCAGTTTGCTAAGACTTTAGCTGATACGGCTGGCGCATTGGCTTACCAGAACTATGCTGATGAGCGTGGTCGTCAACAAGCGGCTACGTTGGCTGCACCTGCAATGGCTCAAGCTGACTACGCTGATATTCAGAATATGCTCAGAGCAGGTCAGGCTCGTGAGGGCTACACAGGCGCACAACAGCAAGCTGATATTGCTAAGTTCAACTTCCAACAAACTCAACCTCAACAGAACTTGGCTAACTTTTTGTCTGGTGTTTATGGCAACCCATTAGGCAGACAGCAACAAGGTGGAACGACTGCGGCTCAACCATCTGGTTGGCAAAACCTATTAGGTGGTGCGGCTACTGCGGCAGGTATTTATAAAACTTTGGGTGGCACTCAAGGTTTATCAAACATTGGTAACTGGTTGACTGGTGGTGGTTCAAATGCTGATGCCGTTATTAACCCTTACTTTACGCCCACATAAGGAATAAATCATGGCAGGACTATTAGATATTTTTGGCACTAGCGGTCAAGACACAATGGGTCTTTTGGGGATGTCTCCAGAAGATATTGGTCGTAGCCGTGATGATGCACAAGCCCAAGCACTCTACGCATTAGCTGGTCGCTTATTCCAAGGTGGCAGAGGTGGTGCTTCTGTTGTTGAGGGACTTCAGCAAGGTCAGCAAGCCTACAGAACAGCCATGCAAGGAAGTCTGCAACAACAACTGCAAAACGCACAGATTCAAGAGATGTTGCGTAAGCGTCAGCAAGAACAAGCTGCATTGGCTGAACAAAGACGTATTCAATCGGTTCTTGGTCAAGGTGTTACTCCTGAAGTGCAAGCAAGACCATCGCAAGAGATTATGGAAGATGGTCGATTCATTGGCGATTCTGCTGCGGTACAAGCTAGACCTGCTGGTTTTGATTTGGCTCGCATTGCACCTCAATTGATGGCAACACCAGAAGCTCGCAAAACATTGACTGAGTTGGTTGCTTCACAGAAGGCTATGGCTGGTGAAACATTCAAACTTGGTGAGGGTGAAAAGCAATATCAGCGTAACCCTATTACTGGTGAAGTTTCTGAAGTTGCTACTGGCGCACCAAGAAGGCGAGATACTGTAACAGTAGGAAATACTGTTCTTGATAAGAACACAATGGAAGTGCTTTATACAGCACCTGACGCACCTGCTGGTTCAATCAAAGAGTTCCAAGATTTCAGCAAGATGACTCCAGCAGAGCAAGTTGCATACCTTAGATTGCAAGAGCAAAAACGCCCTGTAACTAATGTTAATGTGGCAACAGAAGGTGAGCGTAAAGCGGCTACATTGGCAAGCCGTTTGAACTTTAGCGTTGGACAACTTAACCAAGCTATTGGTCTTGACCCTAAAGCGGCTATGCCTAATACTGCGGCTGAAATTTCTCGTTTCGTTTCTCGCACAGAATTCTTGCCAAACAAGATTAACACCGAGCAACGTCAAATTGTTGAGGCGGCACAATCGGATATTCTTGATGCGGCTCTGACATTAGGAACTGGTG